GAACCTGTTGTTCAAGGCTGCTCCCGTGGTTTACGATGAGCATTGCACCGCTGGTGTGGTTTACTTCCTCAACAGCAAGTACCTGACCCTCGTTGGTCACACGGGCAAGTGGTTCGCGCAGACGGAATTCGTCCGTCCAGAGAACCTCGATGCGCGCTACGCGCTCATCATGTGCTACGGTAACCTGACCTGCCGCAACGCTGCGAAGCAGGGCAAGTTGACCGCTAAGACTGCCTAAGTAAATATAGGATGTGTGGGGGGCGGTTGAAGCCGCCCCCCGCCTCCATTAATTGGAGATAATAGTTATGCCAAAGAAGTATAGTTTTCTTGCAAGCCACGCAGATGCCACCCCAAAAGCGGGGACAGTTACGGCACCTGGTTTGTTTAAGTCTAAGAAAAAGTCGTCTAAATTATCCAAGAAAGTAAAGAAGGGTTACTAACAATGGCTGCTAAAAAGAGTTCGCGAAAGCCTCAGGGCAACTACATGGATGATTTTGCCAAGGCAATTCTTGGAGCATTGAAGGCTGGTGGGAAGGCCACAAAGCCCGCGCAAAAGAAGCCTCTCGGCAATCTCAGTGGAGTAGAAAAGTCTTTTGGTGGCCGCTATAAGCGCACGGCTCCGCCGTCGCCACCGAAGCGTACTGGCACCAATCAGGCTGCACCACGCCCATCTATCCAGATGCGCCCACAAGGCCCGCCTCAGCCGCCGAAGCGCACTGGTGATGCTGTTCGTCCAGCGATTCCAATGCGCCCCCGTCCGCCTCAGCCGCCAGCAAAGCAAACAAAGCCTGCGTTTAAGGCCAAGCCGATGCCAAAAAAGCAGGCTGTAAAGCCAGCAACAAAGAGAACTCCGAGTAAGCGCCGAAAAGGCATGGAGAAATAATGGCCAAGAAGCCTTGGGAACCAATTATCAGTCAGATAGTTGAGACAACCCAAAAGTCAACAGCCAAGAAAGCGCCAGCCAAGAAGGCTGTAGCAAAGGCTGTTTCTGGCACGGCAAAGAAGTCGGCTGGTAAAACTACCAGTCGGGGGAAGTTGTCCGCGCAGAAAAAGTTGACTCGTGCCGAAAAATCCACTCTGAATAGTGAGGCACACTGGGCTGCTCGTGAAAAGGATTTGGCTGAGCGTGCAGCCGCCAAGGCTGCTGAGCGTCAGGCCAAGAGTGAGCAGAATCGCGCTATGTGGCGCGAGATGCGTTCCGACCGTGACCTTAAGCGTGAGGCCGCTTGGCAGAAGTATAAGAATAAGAAGTCGAAGGGTAAGTAATTATGGCTAAGAAGCCTTGGGACGATATTCTTAAGGGTGTTATGCAGGCCACTAAAAAGAGTGGTTCTACTACCGCCAAAAAGACCGCAGCCAAGAAGGCTACCGCCAGTGCTTCTAAGCCTGTTTCTCGCGCTGACCGTTCCGCTGCCAACAAGGCTAGGGCTGCTGCCGAGCGTGAGGCTCGTATGAAGGCTGGTTCTGAGGCAAGTGCAAAGATGCGTGCTATCCGCAAGGAAAAGAATCGCGCTGAGGCTATTGGTGGTGACTTGCGTGAAATGCGTAGCGAGTGGACTAGGGGTACGCAGATTCGTAAGGCTAAAGAGTTTTTTGCCGATGAAGTTGGCAAGGCTTTGGACCGTGAGGGTGCTACTGGTCGTGTTTTGACTAAGGGTTCTCAGGCTCGTCGTACTTTTTTGGAGAAGGAAGTCAAGAAGTTCCGCACAATGCTGGAGCGTGAGGGTTATCCTAGTGATTTGACTATTGGTCAGCAGCGCGACATTGCCCGCGACGCGCTTGAGCGCGCCGCTAAGGCCAATAAGGCTGCTAGTAGCCGTGTTGAGCAGGTTGTTGGTCAGGCTAAGTTTCCAAAGCAAAAGCCGCTGCCCAAGGAGAAGGGCCGTAAGGGTCGGCGTGGACAGCGGAATGAGGCGGAGCAGGAGACAATTACTACTGCCGCTCGTCGCCAGTACCGCAAAGAACTGAAGCGTGGAACTGTCGGCAAGGGCGATGATGCTTCTCGGACGCGCAGCAAGGCTGCGCAGTACGCTGAGCAGACTAAGCGCCAGAAGAAGTCGATTGACCAGGCTAATGCTGGCAGCAAGCCGCGTGACCCGAAGCCTGTTGATTCTAAGAAGCGTTCCTATAGGGAGCGTGGTGCGGAGCGTTATCCCGAGGCGCAGCGTTATAAGGATATGCCCGAGAAGTTGCGTAAGGAGATGGAGGCTAACGCGAAGAAGGGGCAGGCTGGCTTGTCGAAGGCTGAGCGTGATACGCGTCTTGCCCGTTTTAAGAAGGAGCGGGAGTCGATGGGTAAGCCTCGTGGACCGAAGCCCCGTACCACTGATAGGTATGGTAATCCGATTACCCCGAGGGGTCCGAAGAAGGGCAAATAGTCGTGGGCGTGCCTCGTTATAAGAAGCAGCCCAAGATGGGTGATAAGGGGCCTTCTGGTCCGTCTAAGTTGCCGTTGGATGCTGTGCCTTATACGGCTGCTGGGGGCATGAAGCCGCTTACGGACACTCAAAAGACTCTGCAGGGGCTTAAGAGTTTTTACGAAAACATGATTAAGCCTACTGGTCCTGGTTTCGATGAAAAGATTGCGGAAATGCAGGCAATCAAGATGCCACCGTTTATGGCCAAATCCAATAATCCTATTGCTGCTTACGGTGGCAAAACGGCTACGCCGTTTTTGGGTGCCGCTGGCAAAAAGGCCCAACTGGCTCTTGAGGCTATTGCCGCTAGCAACTGGGGGTCTTTCTTTGGTGCGCCAGAAATAATGAAAACGGCTGAAGGGAAAGCCAGCCCGATGGACGCTATTAATCTTGGTTTAACCTATGCGCCATTTGGTTTGGGTAAAATAACCAAAGCGGGAAAATCTTTGCTTCCTAGCCTTAAGGCGCTTAAAGAAATTCTAGACACCAACAAATAAGCCTTTAGGGAACATTTGGAGTATTATGATGACTGGATACCGTGGTTCTGTCCCCGCCCATACCCTGCATGGAAGGCCAGTTGATGGCTACAGGCAGGCCGCTGTGGCTAATGCGCGTATAGCGCCGCCCAGCGGCCCTTATGTGGGTCGTGGAGACAAGTGTGAGGGCAATGATGACACCTGTGGTGCAAATAAGGTGCGTGGACAGAAGTTCTGTGCTGGGCATCTGAAGCAAGCCAAGGCTATAGCCGAGGCCGCAACCAAGATTGAGGAGTCGGTCTAATGGCTTTTGCGACTATGACGGCTGCCGCTTTGCGTCAGACCGTCCGCGACATTACGGACCTTGACCAAGAGGACCTGCCCGATGGCTTGGTTAACCTGTATTTGCGTGACGGCTATTACAGGATTTTGGATATTGAGAAGCGTTGGCCGTTTTTGGAGAAGACTTTTACTTTTAATACGGTTGCCGAACAGCGGGCCTACGATATTTCGGTTTTTACGGCTGACCCGATTGCCCAGATTGTTTCGATTGTGGATAACACTAATGTTGGTTTGCGTTTGGACATGGTGTCGTATGATATGGCGGAGAACACTTACGTTGGTTCGTATGACACTAGCGGCGACCCGTTGTTTTATGCTATTTGGGAAGGCAAGATTCATTTGTTCCCAAAGCCAAACAATGCGCGCACTTTGACGGTGCGCGCTTATCGTGAGCCGATTGACTGGATTACAACCGAGGGCAATGTCGATGCCTCTCCTAGTTTGCATTTCCCGTTGGCTTACTATGCGTGTAGCCGCGTATATCAACGCCTGGAAGATACGCTGATGTCGAATGAGTATAAGCGTGCGTTTGATGAAGGTGTTGCGTTGGCTGTAACAAATATCCAGAAGCCGTCCAGTCACGCTAATCTGGTGTTGTCGGCTGGCCAGACTTCTGGCCGTCCGACCTTTAATGGTTGGATGCAGATGATGGGAAAGAATCTGAGTCAGAATGGGTGATATCAACATCACCGAGGTTAGCGACTTTACTGGCGGCCTGAACTTCAGGGCCGACCAGTTTCAGTTGGCATCCTCGGAATCACCTGAGATGTTGAATGTTGAAATTGACCCGCGTGGCGGAGTATTTAGCCGTGGCGCTATGCAGCGATTAAATGAGACTGCTGTGGCGGGGACATGGAACCCGCAAAGGTTGTATGCGTTTTCTGGTGCAACCAAGACACTTATGTTGGCTAATTCTAATAAAGTTTATCGTTCTACTGGGGGCAACTTTACCACACTTCAGTATTCTGCTGGTAATGATATTACAATCAATAGCCCCCATGGTGCCTGTATGGCGCAGTGGGGTGATACTCTTTATATTGCTGATGGTACCGCTGGTAGCGGAGGTTTTGCCTGGAAAACAACTGATACTTATGCGTTCGAGTTGACGGCTAGTGGCACCAGCCCTAACGCTTGGCAAACGACTCCTGATGGGTCACGCAAAATGCCAACTTGTGAACATGTTATTGTTCACGCTAACAAGTTGTGGGCTGCGCACACAAACGAAGTATCCGTAGATTATCCTAACCGTGTGCGTTGGTCGTTGGAAAACGCACCTGAGAACTGGGACCAAGACGATTACATTGATATTAATGGTGGTGGAACTGGTATTACTGGCATGGCTGTCGTATCTGGCCAGTTGGTGGTATTCAAGCCCTCGGCAATTTATATTATTTTGGGTTACGATTCGGCTACTTTTCAAGTTGTTGAACTTACAAACCGAATTGGATGCCTTAACCACCACTCAATTGCACAAGCAGAAGACGGTGTTTACTGGTTCTCACACAACCAAGGACTGTTCTTCTATAACGGTTCAACACTCCAGGATATGTTTGGCAACTTGCGCCCAGCACTTGACCTTAACTACATCAATTCTCAAGCAGACGAGGCAATTCATGTTTCGTGGCTTGGACGACGAGTTTGGGTATCCGCACCATATTCCACTATTTCAACTGAAACAAATCCAACAGTCAACTTTGTTATGGACCCATCCATCAGGAACGGCGTTTTCACGCAGTTCCAGACGGCTGATGGTTTCGGTTTAATCGGTGGATGTGATTGGACGGACGGAAACAACATTGACTATAGATTATTGATTCATCCAACGCAGCCATATGTGATAAAGGTTGACTTATATGGCCAGGAGCAGGATAATATTTCTGGAACTCTTGCTTCTTTTAATTCTTATTATAAGACCCGCTGGTTTGATGGCGGTTCTTATATGCAACGAAAAATGTTCCGCCGACCAGATGTTGTTGTAAAAGAATCCGATTACAACCAGGCTATTACCGTCAAGGTTTATCATGACTTCTCTGAAGGCGTTGGCAATGAGCGAAAGATTTTTTCTTTATCACAGAATCCACCTACTGGTGGATTGATTTGGGGAACAGGAAACTGGGGGGAAGAATGGTCGGTGGGGGCTGTTAGTTCGACAATTCTAACTGGTCGAAATCTTGGTCTTGCCAAATGTGTCCAATTGGAATTTATTGGGCCGACGGGACAAAAATGGGGTATTAACAGTATCGGATATAAATATAACGCTCGGAGAATTAAGGGTTAATTATGGCTACCTTGAATGTGCCTAATACTTTTGTTAACGGAACCCCAGCGGTTGCGACAGAAGTAAACGCAAACTTTAACGCAGTTAAAACTTTCGTCGAGGCGTTGGCTGCTGGAACAAACATTGATGATGGTGCTATCACCTATAGCAAACTAAACGCTAATGTGTTGTCACAAATTACAACTTCTGGCGATGATGACCAAATCGTTTTGGGTTCACAGATTTTCGGATAATTATGGCTTGGCAAACACCCTTTCTGTCCACGCTGTCTGGAACCGACAAAGATGCGCTACAAGCCATCTTTAGGTCGCTTCAGGGAGAACTAGAAAAGATGGAACGGCAGATTGTCGCGCTTGAGCGTACACTTGATGAGCGGGCTAGGTAACTATGAGTATGACTGACGCATTTTACGGTGACTTTGGATTGGCTGAGGCTACGGCGCGTCGCAGACGCGCCCAAGAATCTATTGCCAATCGACAGGCAGCAATGCTTGGGCAACAGCGGGGACAGCGGAGCCTGTCGAAGTTGACCAAGCAGTTAACCGAGGGTTTTCGCCCCAAGATGGCGGAGTTTGGTTCTCGTGGTTTGGCTGGCCCGCAGGTCAAGTCTGGTATTCAACGGCGTGGGCTTGAGCGTTATGCAGCAGATTTCCAGGACCAGTTGGGTGAGGCCACTCAGGCGCTTCAGGATGAGCAGAACACTTATGTGTTGCGCGAGGCGCAGTCTCAGGCAGACCTTGATGATTACATTCAGCAGTTGGCGCTGCAAAAGCAGCAGAACATTATTAATGCGGCTACTGCGCTTAAGCAGTACGCCGCTTACTAGGAGTAGTTATGGCTTTTGTTTTTAATCCCGCAACTGGTAAGTTTGAGCAACGCAAGTCTAATCAGACTGGCGCTGGACAACAGGGGCCTGTCGCGCCAAAGTCAAAGGGTGGCTTAGACCCGAAGACGCAAGCGAAGCGTGGTGTTGATGGCAAGATTGTTGGTGCTGGTCCTCCTGGGCCAGACGGTTCGTTGCCTCCATTGAATACTCCCGCCGTGCCTGCTGGTCCTGCTCATAATGGCAAAATGCCTGGTCCCGCTACACCTGGTATTAGTTCTACCTTGGATGTTATCAATGCTGATATTGCCAGGGTTGCCGATGATGCTGCCAAATACAAAGAGGTAAATGGAGAAGACCCTCCTGCGTCTTGGTATCAGGTTCAACTTCTTCCAATCCAAACGGCAATTGATGAGCGCGAACGGCTAATTACGGCACAAACAGAAAGGGCTGAAAAGGATGCCGCTGCGCGTGCGGCTGCTGCTCGCAGCGCCGCCGCTCGTGCTGCCGCCGAACAGGAGCGTCAGCGTGCGGTTGCTGCTGGTGCCAAGGCTGTTGCCGACCTTAAGGGCGAGGCTGCTCGAATTAAAAAGGATGCAATTGAGCGTATTGCTGGTTTGTATGACCCAATGCAGACTCGTAGTCAAGACGAGTTGACTGCTTCGTTGACGAATGTTGCCAATGCTTTTGCCAATGCGGAACAACAGGTTCGTGCTGCGGGGACAATGTTTTCCGAGTCCTTTCAGCCAGGAACCGCCTACCAGGATGTCCCTGTTGCTACATATAATGTTGCCGATAATCCGCTGCTTGCTGCCTTGCAGCAGCAGGGCGCTGGTACTGGTGAGGTTGAGGCTGCTACTGGTTTGGCTAGGCAGTCGGCTGAGCAGGCTAGTGCTTTGGAAAAGTGGGCTGCTAGTCAGTTGGGTACGAGCCAGAAAAACTACGAGGAGGCGATGCGTCGCGCGTCTTCTGGTGGTGTGACTGCTGCTTTGCAGAATATGGCTGCCAGAAGGCCCCAGGTCGAGGAAGGTGTCCGTTCGGATTACCGCAAGATTTTGGATGAGTTGGCTCGGGAGCGGGCTACTGCTGAAACAGAGGCTGGCTCGGCTTACGACGAGGCTATTGCTACGGCTAACCAAATGGCTGCCAAGACTCTTGCGGAATACGGTAAGGTCAATGAGGGAAAAAAGAAGAAGCAGCAGCCTGTTGCGCCCAATACTAGTAATAAAAAGGGAACAACTACCCCTAGTAGTGGGTCAACCTCAAAGCCTAAGCCTGTAGGAACCCGCCTCAAGGACATTAAGAACCAAAAGGGTTAATTTATGGCTGTAAGCCGCTCACCATTCTCGAAGACTACTGCGAGCGGCCAACAGCAGGGTTATACTTTTGACTCCGAGGGCAACCCGATTTATGTCCGTTCTGATGGCACTATTATGCAGTTGGGCGGTAAAGGTGTTGGTAAGACATCTAAACCAAAAACGACATTCCGCCAGGAAGAATCTGCTCTAGATAGGGAACTTAAGCAGTCCATAGGGGCTGCCAAGATTAATCCTGCGCTTGATGCCATGCAGAAAATTAATGCGGCGGAGGATGCCCAGCGCATTGCCGCTGGTGGAAGGGCGCAGGAAACTTCTTCGTTTGGCCCATTGGGTACTGCGCTCAAAAAGGTTGCCATGCTTCCAGCAACCGCAGCGATGGGGGCGCTCAAGGCTTTCGATAAAGTTGTTTCCCCAATACAGCAAGTCGGCAATGCCGCCTTGCATGAACTGTATGACGGTTTCGCTAAAGTAGTTGGCAGGGAAACCGACAAGGCTGGAAATAAGATTGAGGTCAGTTTTGATGACTTCATTCGTCAAGCACGGACAAAAGACTTTAATGTGTTCGGCAAGGGGTCTGGCTGGGATGCTGGCAGCGGCAAGATGGGCGCTGTTTTGCGTTTTGGTAGCGACACCATTTTTGACCCGACAACCTACATGACTCTTGGTGTTGGTGCTGGCGCAAGCGCCGCATCAAGAGCCACCAAGTTTGCTTTGGCTAACAAGTTTGCCACCAAGGCCATGCTGCAAAAGTATCCGCAGATGGCACCGCGCCTAAGTAATGTGGCGCGATATGGCGCATCTGAAATCCCAGCAGAAATCAGAGCCGCAGAAGGCATATTTAGCGGTGTCAAATTCATGGGCATGGAAGTCCCATATTCTAGTGGCGTGGCTAAGGCATGGCGTTATAGTCTTGCTCCTGTCCGTGCTGGAATCGGTGATGTCGTTTCTAAGACAAAGACTGGTCGTTATGTTTTGGAGCGTACAGCACCAGAGTCGATTCGCGGTTTGGTCACTTCTGGTTTTGGCCGCAAAGCGGCACAAAACACCGCCAATAGCGCATTTATTAGAGGACTTGCAGAAATGTCTGCTAGTGACGCAGCCAAGGGTGCGGAAGGATATTTCCTTAGTGTTGCGCAAAGTGAAATTGCCAACGACATCCAGTTGGCCAGAGATGCTGGTGTTACGCCAGAGCAAATGGCTAAGGTTGTTTCCGCCATTGAGGGTCAGGTTGACTTTGCAACTCTTGATGAGCCGTTGCAGGAGTTGGCGGAATCTTACAAGACTTGGCGAGACAATGTTTATAGCCGCGTTGTTGAGCAGCGTAGCAAGTTGGCTCGGGATTACGACCTGGCCGTTTCGGAAATGGGTTTTGTTGAGGACCACATTTTTCACACTCTGACATCGGAAGCCAGGGACTTTATGAGTTCCACTAATGGCAAGTCCTATGGTTTTACTGGCAAAGACCTGACCGCAAAGGACCTAATTGTTGGAAACGGAACTACGAGTTTCCGTAAATATCGTGCGCCAGTCCGCGATGAAAATGGCAATATTATCCAGCAGTATGAATTCATGGGTGAAAAAATCCAGACTGGAACCATTGCGGAAATGAACGAAATCTTCCGCCGCAAGGCTGGCGTTGATTTCGATTTCTTTGAGACCGACCTTGGTACGATTGCGCAAGGTTACGCAGAGTCCATGTCGAGGGCTGTTGGTCGTGTGAGGTATGTTGACCGAGCGATGCAGTATGGCCCCGAGTTTATTAAACCGCTCATTAAGGATACCGTCCGTGACCCGCAACTGGTAAAGGAACTGACCGAGGCTAATGCCGCGCTTATAGCGCAGCAGGCGGTATTGCGCAAGCGTGTGTCCCGCAAGACACTCCAGGGTCGTGTCGGTACTGGCAATGTTGTTGCTGGGGAACTTCAGAGCATTGATGATTTGGCTCGCGGGATTCTTGATGGTCGCCTAATGGAGCGTGAACTGTCGGATGCCGAAGTGGCGGGGACAGTCAAGCAGTTAGATGCTTTGATGCAGAAGTTGGAGGATGCGCGCGCAATGTCGCTGCGCATGACCAATGAAGCCAAGGGCGAATTCGACGACTTGTGGCAGGGTCTGATTAATGAAACTAACGCCTTCCGTGAGGCTTTGGTCCAGGGCGATGGTGAGCGCTTTATGGCTCTAAAGGCTTTGCGTAGCGAGTTTATCTCAATGTACGGGGATGATTTCCCTGCTAGCGCGCTTGACGACAAGAGTGCAGAATGGTTTGCGGAACACATTTTGCGCAACCGTGGGGGTCTTGATGTTGTAAGCCGTGAGCAGGCAATATTGTCGAAGCGTAGGGATTATCTGCGCGCCAGACTGGATGATTTGCCAGCATCGGAAGAAACGATTGCGACCCGTAAGGCAATTGAGACTGAACTTAACGGCATTGAGGACCAGATGATTGGTGCGCAGGCGGTTTCTGAACGACGCATGGAAGCGTCGTATGCGGATGATGGTGTTATTTGGGGCAGCGTGGAAATGCCTGGTGAAGATGTGCCATTCCAGATGTTTACCACGAAGCCCGTGGATGACGAAACTGGGACATTCTTTAGGATGCCAGATAGCATCATGGGTCTTGCTCCATCAGAGGAAGACCTACTGGATTTCCGTGTTGCCGACCGTATGTTGTCCATGCTGGATGAGGATTCGATTGCCACATATTTCGACAATGCTTGGGGCGAACTTGGAATCCAGGACCCGATGTGGCGTTCGGTTGTTCAGGATGCTTTTGCTACTGGTCGGGTTGATGAAACATTTACGCAGATTAGCCCTGCTAAGTCTGCGTTGCTGCAAGAAATACTGGACTTCAGAACAAGAATTGCGGATAATCTAACAGAAGAAGGCGAACTTGCAGACTTGAGTCTGTATGAAGTTGAGTCGTTCTTTAACTGGATGCGCAACATTAACCAGCATATTGTTGCCGAAATTTCACCAGACAACAGCGATGCTGTTGCTGGTCAGGTACTTAACTCTATTTACGCCCAGATTACGGAAGACGCTGCCGCTAGCGGTTTGCGTGGCGCATTATTCCCGATGCAAAGTTTGTTCCCCGACTTGGATAGCGCGTCTGGTGAATGGTCTGTGCTGTTCCCGAAAGATATGCCAGCACCGATGGTCGGAGACAGTTTTGCTGATGACTGGCAGATGGTTGTCGATAACCCGCTTGCCGAATCCATTTATCGAGGCACCCAAGAATCTTATGTTCTTGACTTGATGAATAAGGGAGACAAGTTTAAGACGCAAGGTTTGGACATTGACCTTGTTGATTTGACTCGTCGTGAACTTGAGGACGAGTTGTCCAAGTTGAATCCAGACCCAACGGTTGAGCAACTGGAAAGACTGCGTGCAACCGAAAAGGTTTCTGTAAATGGAAAAGAGTTGCCAGCGAAGGCGGTGCGCCAGCAGGTTGCCAAGATGGACCGTTTCTTCGAGAGCCAGTATAAGCGAATGGACGCTGAAGTTAAGCGCGTAATCGAATCCGAGTTTGGCACCGAGGCTTACAACTCTGCTTTGCGTATGGACCTGGAGGACCGACTTGTTTATCTTATGGATAATGCTGCGGCCATAAGAAACTGGGACAATGGCGTTGGTGTTAGGTTGCAGCAAGAAATTGATGATGTTAAAACCTTGCTGGAACGCCGTCCCGCCAAGGGCAGCACGGCTACCTCTAACGCTGCCTGGGTGCGTGATGTTGAAAAGCAGTTGGAATCTTTGGAAGTTCTTAATGATTTGCCAGAGGTGCGAGCGGCAACAGAGCGCGTTATAACTCTCCTTAGGTCAGACGAGGTTGCTCTTGCTAAGATTGATGACGATTTGGCTGATAACGCATTTCGCCTGGGTGAAGCCGATGCTGGTCGCATCGGCAAGGAAGTTGTCCGTGCCGCTGAAAGAGGCTGGGAAGAACTAAAGGGACTCGGTGTGCAGGTCCCCGAAGAAGTTGCCGCTAAGTGGGGACCAAACCTCAGGAAACTGCAGGACACGGAGGAAGCCAAAGCGTTCTGGAAGGGCGTGGACAAGTTCCACCAATACTGGAAAAAGACAGTCACCGCATCGGTCGGATTTTTTGTTCGCAACGGTTTGTCAGCAACATTCATGAATTACGCTGATGGCGTAACAAATGCGCACATTGCGGAGGGTTTGCGTTGGGCTGCTGCCCAAGCGGAAAGCCGTCGAGGCAGGGCTGCTGGTGAGACTTTTGCCAACTGGATGGACCGTGCTGGTATTACGGACCCAGAAGAAGCACAACTTGTTACCGAGATTGTCATGGCTGCTGGACGAGGCGTTTCTGACGATTTTGCGATTCCAGCGTTGGGATTAACTAAGCGCGATGGTGGCATTATCAAGCAAGGTTACAACGGATACATCGGCTGGTTTGCCCGAAAGAACAACTTTGTTGAGAACGCTGTTCGTTTACCAATGGCCATTGATTCGGTGCGTAAGGGATTAACCTTTGATGAAGCGGTAGCCCGCATTAGGCGTGTTCACTTTGATTACAGCGACCTGTCGAAGATGGACGAGTACGCCCGCAGGTTTATCCCGTTCTGGATTTGGACTAGCCGCAACCTACCGTTGCAGGTTTCTCAGATTGCGTTCCGCCCGAAGGCTTATTACGAGTATGAGCGGATTAAGCAGGAGAATCCAGTTGACCCTGATTTGATTGTTCCTAAGTGGATTCAGGATATTGGTCCGTTGGGCGCTGGTGCAAATGCGGTGCTTACGCCCGATTTGCCTCATACTAGGTTGGCCAAATCCCTGAAGGATTTGACCACCGTTACTGGCTTGTTGGGTCAGTCAACGCCGCTTCTTAAGGTTCCTGTTGAGACTTGGATTGCTAAGCGCCAGTTGGGAATTGATGTTGGACCGTTTGGCGAGGACAAGGCGGTGAATGGTTTTGTTGACCAAACATTGGCCAAGTTCCTTGAGGCCAGCACGGGCAGTTGGCTGACATCGCGTGACAAGAAGTCTGGACAGTTGCTTATGGACCCGCGTGTTATCTACACCATCGAACAGTTTATCCCACCACTAGCGCAGTCGTTCCGATTGAGTGGCGGTAAGTTGGGCGGCAAGGAAACCTTGCAGGAGCGTTGGCTTTCGTCCGTGCTGACATGGTTCGGTGTGCCGTACCGCGAGATTGGCGAACAGCAGATGCGAAGCGAGGTAATCAGACGGCGCTACGCGCTGGATGATTTCCAAAAGATGCTGGAGCAGATTAAACTACAGGGTCAGTAATCTTCTTGTAGTGCTTCAGCAAGTTCACGGATAATCTTGCTGTATTCAGACCAGGATATTGCCTGCGCTTCTTTAACGCCAAGCGAGGCTTCTTTCCATAGGCGCACCAGTTCTTTGGCGGCGAGTTTGCTTATAGCGAATTCCATTATGTAGCCGTCTTCGTTGTCGGCTATCATTTCGGCAAAGATGCCTTGGAGTTCGTCCATGTCGTCGGGGTCAAACCCCTCTGTGCCGCTCATGCTTTCCCCGTAATTCAATTAGGCGCATGATTGGTGTGCGCATATCGTCCACATATCGGAGCAGCCCAAGGGGCGCTCCGAGTTGGTCTAGTTCAGACCTGAGGTTCGCTAGTTGTTTCTCCAGCGTTGTCAGGTTCGTTTTCTGTGATGGTTTCATAAATCCTTGAGGCTAAAAATTCTACTAGGTCAAACAGGTCAACTTCTTGCTGGGACAACTCGGGCAGATTCTCTTTGAGAACCATTACTAGCGCCATAATTGTTGACATTAGGAACTTGTCGTCGATGGCGATTGGGTTGCCACCGATAAAGTATTTCTTGCCAGTTTCTCCGTAACTCATTGTTTCTTCTCCAAGTTTAGGTGGAATGATTCATTGTCTAGCATTACCGCAATAATCGCATAACCTACGATGTCCACATACGAGTCCACTAGTGACTCATTCTGTGGGTTGCCCGTCTTTTCTAGGTTTTTGATTCGCGCGATTTTGTCGCATACTCGGATGGCTACGCCGATTGTGCCAAAGTTTGTGATGTTCCTGTGACCATAATCGTGTTGCTTTTTGCAAACGATTTCGGCAATGTCGGGTATGCTGGGTCCAAGATTTTCCGTTAACCATTTCAGCGATTCCACACCCGCACGCTTGATTACGGATGTCGCCAGTTCGTTGTCGTTGGGGTCGTATTCCCCAGTTTGCAAAGATGTTACCCATCGGCTAATGTAAGTTTCGATTGGGTCAAACTTGTTCCTATCTGCTAGTGATGTGGATGCGTCGTATTCGATGCTTGCCAGCGCGCCTGCGGCGGCTGCGTTAAATGTTCTGTAACCGTGTTTAGATGCCATATCGTTCCTCTAGTATTTCCATTAATCGCGGTTCCGCCCTGAGGGCTTTACCGAATTTGTCCATTGCCGTTTTAGTTTTACGCCAGGTGTGAGATTTGGCTCGCAACCCGAGTTTACGGGCTGCTTCTTGGAAGGTGTTTCGCTCATAGTAAATCAAGTGTATCATACGCTGGTCAGTCTCATCCAGCGTGGACAGAACTTGCTTCAGAATGGCTATAACCTCGGAGACATCCGACGGCTCGTAGTCGGGCGCATTGGGCATCATCAGCCATTCGGTTGTGTCAGTCCCGTAGATGGTGGGGTCGGCCATGTCCCCGCCGTCCGCTAACGGGTTAGAATACTCATTCGGGTGCATCATACTTGGGGTTAATCATCATGTCCATAACATCTTCGGGCTGCAACAAGTAGCCCTTGGATGGGTTGCTGGAACGGTTTGCGAACTCGTGATAGTTCTTGGGGTTAAATCGGTCTTTGTTTGCTTTCAGGTAGCGTTTCATGCGGTCAACATTCACCATGATGAACGCGCCATCCAGGGTGTAAACATAAACCCACCACTTGGCTTTCGTGATAGCGAAGCCTGACGGCTTCCACAGGGGCTTGCCGTCGTCGTCAAGACGACGGCGTGGGTTGTGGGTCATCTCTACTACCATGCGCCCATTCCGATAGCGGTCGGTCTTTACCTCGAACGCACCGTCGCTGAGAACCTGCAAGAAGTCCTCAACGAGTTTCTCGCCTTTCTTACCGAACTTTAGGTCGGTGTGGAAGTCGTATGTGCGACCTGGGATGTCGTAATCAGATTGGTTCTTACTCACCACGCACCTGCTTTCGTAGCCGTTCAATTTCGTAACTTGCTTCGCACACAGTTTCATAGTCTGCATACACAAACTCAAACTCGGTTGTCTTGTAGTTGCTTGCTAGCGCTTCTAGTCGGGTCACAATGTCGTCAGTCACCTTTTCACCGCCTTGATTACTGTCACCTGTTTGTCATCCAACCAAGCAACACCGTTAAGACCATCCATCAACAACTTCACATAGTTATCCAAATCGCCACGCAACTTGGATGGGGTTCCCTCAATGGGACGCACGGTTACTTGAGTTCCTTCGGGCGTGAACACGCACTCCAGTTCCACCAACCCTTCGTATTTGGGTCCATCCCACGCCTCAGCGATAATGGCTTCGGCATCCAGCGTTGTTTGTGGAGTGAACACGCGACCTCGACGGGTCATGCGTGGCCTACCCTTTGGGGTTGGTTTAACGCCAACCGTTAAACTCCACGGTTTGGTCTTGGGGGGCTTGCGCTTGCGTGCAGCCATTATGCTGCCCCCTGCGTGAAGATGTGAAACGGCGCGCCAGTACCCGAATCGAACTTGGCTGAAATTGCAAGCGCCTTCAGTATCGCTTGACGCGCCGTTGGAATAGTTAACTTCTTTTTCTCGGTCAATGCTTGCAAGGCGGCGATGCCGTAGCATCCGCCCGAACCGATAGCGTAGATTCTATTGGCATCCATTTCGGTGCCGTAATCTCCATCAACCTGGAACACTACGCCATTAGCGACAACGAGCGAGTCGATTGTTGTCCGTGCTATTTCGCTATCGTATTGTGGAAGCCCAACTCCGTTGGCTTCCAGCGTTTGCCTATAGGCGGGGACAAACTGCGACACGATGAACTTGGTCAGTTTTGCTCCTTGTGCTTTGGCTGGCAGGGGTGGTGGCGTAAAGCAATGTTGGATTACATTGCCGCCACGCACATCGCCAGCAACACCAATTAGGTATCTGCCGACGCTAGAGATTTTGGGTTGGTGCGACTTGCCGATTCTGCCTTCTTCGTCGCTCCATTGTGTGTCGGAACCGATTACTGCCCAGCCGTCGCCTTGGATTGCGAGTATTGTTGTCATCTGACTACCCTTATGATTGTGTGGTTGCGCCTCCACTTATAAGCGTTGTAGGCATTAACCGTGCCATAAAACGCTGCGCCAAGAATGAATCCGTATTGCCGTGTCGTAATGGCGAACCCGACCCACAGGCACTCGTTAATGAAAGCAATTGCCCAGCCCCACCATTTGCCTGAGCCGATTACCAGCATGGCGGTAACGCCGATAACGCTAAGGATGTATGGCATCACGATTCCGCATCCGTTAGGGCGGCGTACATACGCCTGCCCAATCCCACTTCTCGTGGGTCATTGCTCATTAATAGCATTGCCACTTCTCGCCAGCGCGAACTGGTGACTTTTAGACGATTAATTGTAGTCAACATTCGGTCGGCTTCTTCTTCGTATTTGTCGAACTGGTATTCTGGATTAATCATTTTTCCTCCTATGAATGGACTCTTACAACAAGTTTATCAATTTCATGTTCGCCATCGGGACGAGCGTGGTACTTGCCCCAACGCTGGTCAGCGGTGCGAACAACAACTTTAGTTTGCGATGGGTTAAGCCCAGAGCGCACACATTCGTGACCCAACTTGGTTAGCGTACTAGAGCGGTCCTTGCCAACGAGCGGACCGTCACGCCAAATAACCTTGCCAAGAGGACTGAGATAAGCCATAGCCTCGTCTAAGGTTGCGTCGTATTCGACGACACCAACAGGCGCTGCTGGTCGGGCAGGCTCAGCGTATAAGGAGGAAATACGCTCAAGGAGGTAAGCCTGGTTCCGACCAGCGAACGCCTGAGTGACAAACGACGAGAAGTCCATGGCGACAATCTCGTTGGGCAGTTTGTCACGAAGCACAATCCGTTGGTGAACCGTATCTGACATTGCGTTAGGATAAGGGATGCGCACATAGTTGCCGTACTGTCCATGCCGTAAGTCGTACTGCTTGGGGTTAACTTCGGTTGCAGGAACATCGGCTACCTGGTGCGCAACAAGCAAAGCGTTGCGCATAACCTTGGTGGTTACTGGCTCGTTGGCGAACACCCAAACATGGTAGCCCTTGGAGCGTGAACGCTCAATCCATGACTGGATGCCAGCCTCTTGTAGTGCGTCGTGCAGAGCGATAGCGTTATCTAGCGCATCGGTAGTGTCAAAGTCGGAACAGCCCCACACAACATAATGGTCATTGTGCATCGGCACAATCGGATAAACACCAATAGGCTCGGTGCCATCCAAATGTGCCATGAAGCGTTCGGGTGTCAATTTGTCCTTGACACATCGCCCCTCGTCGTGACCGTACACATCGGCACGGCCACGAAACAGGGTTATGTATTGTTCTAGGTAATCGTTCAGCACGGACATTCATGGCCTCCTTACCAGTCTGCTAGTGCGTCTATTAACTGCGGTTGATTCTCCTCAAGTTGGGCTATCGTCGGTGGGGCAGGTCGGTCATCTCGGTACGGTATCACTCCGCTCTCAAGCCGATTGAGACGACCCGTCCCGCCCTCAATAACGAAATCCATGTCATCCAACAAACGGGACGCGGGACGCTTACACTTAACAAGGTTAAGAGTTACCGTGTCCTGGTGGATGCGCAAGTCAAACTGTAACGACTCAATCTTCTCAATGATTCGCTCCGTGTTACTCGCACGGTCCAGTTTCTCTTGCAGTTCTCGGATGTTGCCCTCAATCTCAAAACGCTTACGGCGCACACCAACAATGTGGGTGGCCTGCTGTTCTCCACCGTAAGCACCTGAACTGATGGTCATCTTCTTGCCGTCTGCACCTGCGGTACGGGACGACTGGTGAAGAACGAGCAGAGGAACATTGTGGCGCTTGCCGAACGCTTTGATGCTGTTGGCTTTAGACGGGATGTCCTCGCCGCCACCAGTAATCAAATCAAGGTAGTCAACCACAATCAACTGCGGGTCGCCAATAACATCCACATACTCTGCGAGCGCACGCTCCATGTCAATAAGCGACACGGTTTGGTCAAACACCGCAAGGTGTGGAAAGAACTTCTGTGCAGTTTCACGCAACAACGCGATACTGCGCTGGTCATTTTGTGCAACCAGCGACTCAAGTTCATTAGCGTCGATACCGTGAGTAACGCACGACAACTTAATCAGCGTCAAGGTGCGTGGCTCGTCGGGGCAGAAGTAGATAACACGCTTGTCACGGTTAGCCGCCAAAATCTGGAGCAACACAAGCGTCTTACCCGAGTGGCTGTAACCGTTAATCAAGCACATCTCTGATGGGGCAATACCTTTCATCTCAGCGTCAATCTCAGGGAACCCTAGATAGATACGCTCGTGTGGGGTTTGCGCCCAATGAACATAATCGTCGGCGGCTTTAGCCAACGGTACATAATAGTTGTACGAAGGCTTGGATGGATTGGGCGTGGGGAATTGCTCCCCACGCCCAATCTTCGCCCAACGCTCCGCAAACTCGGAAGCGGTGGCTGGCATTACTTACGCCTCGGCTCCCAAAAGGCAGCGTCACCATTGACGGCCTTGAACCACGGGCGCTTCGGGTTGGCGGCAAGACCGTCACGGTTGTCCCAAACTTCCGTGACACCCTTCTTGGCGCACTCGCTGTGCAACCACTCGGGGATTGGTCCGTGTTGCTTGCCCTTGATGCGCACCTGGAAACCACCGCTAGAAGCGGTTGGTGCATGGGTGCTGGTAACGGGGGTGGCGTTAAACGCTTCCATTACTCGCTGTTCGACATCCTCAATTTGTGATGCCGTCATGCCCATAGAAGTCAACAGCGCATCGCTGATGGCATCATAGGCAAGGTTCCAGTTGGCGACATTAATCATAATGTCGTCGCTGGATGGGGTCAAGTCGGCGGCAATCTTGCCAGCGACCTGAAGGATAATCGAGTGGTCCTTGGACACGCTCATTTATGTTTCTCCTGTCTGTTTGTTTGGGTATTACAACTGTAGCAGGGCGGTGTCACTCATTGACAAACGCACCCTTGCAGATGCTCCAAAAGGAACACCACTTCTCCGAGCATAGATTACTGGAGTCGTTCATAAACCACTTGGTATCGGTTCCAACATGGTAACTAGAACCAATAGCACCAGTAACGAAATGACGCAACCAATCATAATGGCTTTTCGTTCTAGTGACAGTAGCAATCTGAGGCTTAGGAGTATCAGCACGCACCATGACACCGTAGTTAAAAGTTGTGACATCATCCTGAATTAACCCCAATTCCGTTGCCGCGAAACCATAGACCGTCGGCTGGATGGCCGACTTCTGCTTTTCCTTTACATAATAAGCCCTGGAGGCTGTTTTCCAGTCCCAAATGACACCGTTTGGGTCAATGTAATCCATCGTCCCTTCGAGCCACACAGCGTACTTGTCAATCATTACGCCAAGCGGAACCTTAAAGTAGAACTCGACTTGTCCACCCGTTGTCACCTCGGGCAGGATGCCCTCATAGAACGCCGTTGACATGGCACTCAGATAGTCTGGAATCTTATCTGGGTCAATGTTCGTCGTCTTGTGCGGGGTCTTTGATAGTTCATCATACTTACTAGATACTACTTCTAGCATTTCTTCTCTAGTAATACCATATTTTAATACTGATTCTATTCCAGCATGGACAGCAGTGCCAATAATAGTAGCATCACTACCAATTCTAAACTGGGGATGAGTAATCCCTAATCTGGAACGCTCGGGGCAGATGGCCATGTCATTGAGCCAAGACTGTCTGACATAGATGATGTTATTAACGAAGTCGATTTTCATGTTGTCTCCAGTCTATCAGGTTGGTGTCCAGCATCTGTCCTTGCTGTTCTTACTGCATTTCCTAGTCTCCTAAAGTAGTTCATGGTGGCGCGAGTTATCTTATACTGTCTGCCTATGGCGGACAGATTAGGATTACGAGCGCCAACCTTGTCGCACAATTCTCTCAGTTCGGTTTCCGTCAAATCGTACTTGACCTTGTTGACGGTAACTGCGGTAAAGAACTCTTGCTGCGTAATGCCCAGTTTAATTATAACATCAACTGGATTGAGGGTTGGGTGTTGCTGCGAGTGGGCGATTACGGCTTCACGGATTGCCTTCCACCAACTAAGCGGGTTCGTAAAATCCTTACGGGATAAGGGTTTTATGGCATCGGGTGTGGCTGACACGAATCCGTTATTGTTCACGAACGCATCATGGCACTCGACCAACTTCTCGAAATAATCCAACATGCTGTCGGTATCCCATTCGTGGTCGGGGTTTGTGTAGCCCATGATTTCTGCGATGCGTTCACCCATCCACATTTCATTGACGGCATCAACGGTAATGCGAACACCAATCGGCTTGACATCAGACAAGCAATCCAAGATAATCACCATCCTCCCAATCCTTGTTTTCCATGTTGATAATACAACTAATGCAAGCGTGAAAAGAATCCCCACCCACAATCAAATGTCCGTCTATTAGTTCATCCCAGTCGTCATCACAGATGACGCAAGGCTCGTTTGGGTACGGGTCAAACATTACATTCTCACAATCTTATCATAACAGGCGAACGATGCGGCACCAAGCGAACCGTCGGTGAGCATCTTATCCAGTTTCTCGTAGGCAACAATGCCCGCCTCGTCTTCGTTATCCGCTTCGACAATCATCGAATAAGTGAATGTTACCATCATCAACTGTGTGTCGTCGGGAATAATCTCAAACGGTGGCAAATGTGATTCCTCCAGGATTCGGGCTAGGTTTTTCTGCGCCAAAAATCGGGTCTTACCCGACTGGCTAATCTGTACGGTGCGGTCACCAATCTTAACGGTAAACCTGTAATTCTTCGGCATCGTATCCATTATTTCTGCTCCTTCAGAAAGTCGTAGATTTCGTCAATCAGTTCCTCGGTTACCCGCTTAGCCTGATGTTCGTTCACAATCTCCAGTATCCTTTCCATACTGTTGCGCAGATTGCGCAACTCGTCTTCGGTGTTACCCGATGACTCCATAAGGTTAAGAAGTTCATCGATTTCGTTCTGCTCAAGGAGTTCATTGTCGATAGCGTAATCAAACGCCGTGCTTACGACAACCGACTCATTATAGGTGTTGGCAACCTTCATCAAGAAAGTCGTTTTCATGTAGTCAATAAACGATGACGGCAAATCGTAATCGTCGCCGTCATACTCACCACTAGGAGAGCAACCGTTGACCACCACAACATCGCCACGGATTTCCCGCATAAACAATGCACTAGCCAGCCAGTTCATGTCTAAGTCCAACAGCAAACCCTCATCGTGGACATAACCAACCGCCACGATGTCATCGTTCACCTGTTGGCGGACAACATCGAACAGCCCACCCACCTTGTCTTGGATTTCCTTGTAACCATTGACTTCGACGGGAATAACATTTCCGCCTACACCCGCTTCCAACAAAATTGCCTTAGCCATAACTTTCTCCTTTGCTTGTAGTAATGTTACCTTACACCAACTGCAACCCCGACACCGTACTCAAGATGTATTTCACACCATCCTGAATCGGGTCGCCTGTCGCATTTTCCAACTTGTCCACCTTGACATCAGCCCGAACATAATCGCCCATTAGCAGGTCATGTGGTTGACCGTAACCGTGACCGATAATCTGCTTCGCATCAGGCCATTGTGTCTGCTCCATCAACGAGAAACTGATTCGACGCAACATTGACGGGTGAGCCATAGCGAACATCAGGTTGTCAATGTCAAGTCGCTCCTCGCTTGAGTGTAACATAATCAGCGCAGAGTGCAAACCACGATGCTTGGTAGCCATCTCAAGCCACACCTCAACACCGACACCAAGTTTCGCCAGCGTGTCAACCAACGCACAAGCCAACGCACCCCTGGCTTTGATTGTGTCCGAATCAACACGCCACGAACACGAACCGTTAACCAACACCCTGACAACACGACCCATCCTGCCACTAGGAACCATCTCGTAGTCCATCATACACTCGGGGTCGTTCATAAGGTATCTGTCCATGTCCACGCTGTCACCTTCGTAGTTCATCACCGTTTGGAACACATCGCCCAATGCCATGTTAATGTGTTCGTTCATTTGGTCAACCATGCGGTCAACCTCGGGGCGAACCTCATGCCAACCGACCATACCCAAGTCAACAGCCGCATCAAGCGACTCTGAACCTGACCACTTGTTATCGGTACGCTTATCGCTAGATAGGCGCTTCGTGTTCGCTTTGGCGTAAGCCAATGTTTCCGCCAACGAACTGAACTCATCAACCCAAACCTGATTAACCATGTGCTGCTTCATAATCACTCCTTTGTTGTTGCCCCACCAGCCGAATTGCTGGTGGGGTTATTGTAACGGTTACGCCCTTACGGGCTGGGACGCAGGGCGTATCGCTACGCCTATGCTGGTAGGGTTGCACCACCGTCAGGGACGACGATGTTCGTCATAACCTTGTCGTATTGCTCGCGCTTCATGCCTGAACCGAAAGTCATCGGGATACATTCCTGGAATGTGAACCCTGCGTTGAGCAACTTCGCACCGTGATACGAGGCACGGGGCGAAACGATAACCTTGAGTCCGTAGTCGATTACATTGGAACGAGCAGCACGGACAATGCCGTGCCACATACTGCCAGCACCCTTGTCAACCGACAAGTCCGACACGATGCCAGCCTCCATGTTCTCGTCAACGGGAATGTCCAGTTTCACGAACCTGTCAACCGACGAGCCGTCAATCACTTGGCGACCCACATACTCGGCTGTAGCACCGTTGCCGTAAGTGTTGGCACAAGCAATCGCAACGAACTTCGGATGCTTGTGAATCACCTTGTCGGGGAACGCCATAATCCCATTGGACAATGCGCTGTTGAGAGCCAACAGAATGTTCGGGTTAGCCGCGTCCACCTCATCGAGTAGATAAACGCCACCCTCCTCGAACCGCTTACGGAACTCGGTTGATTCGTACAAGCCGTTAGCCGTCTTATAGCCTTTCATCTCCGCCTTAGACGACTGCGAGCAGAACGACTCGGGACTGTAGTCCAAGTCGAGCGACTTCGCAACCTGTTCTGCGATGGTAGTCTTGCCGACACCAGCGCCACCCGTAAGCCACGGCGACAAGCCCTGGTCAACGACACGCAACACCTTGTCCAGCATGAAGTGTGTACGATTCTCAATCATTCTGCGAGTGCCACCGCTAAGCGTAATGTTGGTCACCTGTGGGCGACTGTTAGCGAACTCGATTGCCAGTCGGTCGATGCGTTGATTAGCACGCTCGGCAGACTGTACGATGATTTCGCCCAACTCGTCAACCGTTGTCGCCAACTTTTCCTCAATCAACTGCGTCACTCGGGCATCGTCAACCGATGATGCCCCCATGTCCGACATGATTGCCTGAATCATTGTACGAAACGCACCGTCAACCGCACTACCCGTTGACGACGGTGTAGCCGTCGGCTTGGGTGGAATCGGTACTGGTGTCGTCGGTGTGTGAAACATAACGACCTCCTCGCCTTCTGCCATGTAATCCCGCTTGACTATTTCCATCAACTCAACCGCCGTGTATTTCAGAGGCGATTTCGTCAACTTGTAACCCAACTTGCCTGCCAACACAACCAGCGTATTGCGGTCAAGATGGTACAACTGGCGACGATAATCGCTACCATCAACATTACGGATAATTGCCTGTCCCGTTGACGGGTCGAACCCGACAACATTCATTGCTTTCCCAGCCATTATTGCTTTCCTCCTGTCCCCACAGGGACTGCTATGACGACTGCCCCAGCGGCAACCGTCAGACCTTATCTATGACGCACGCCCCCACCCATGCGGGGCGTGCTTTACTCTGTGATGGTACGATAAATTGCGTCAGCCCTCATTGTAGCCGAATCCATCATCCTGTCCAACACATCCACTTTGGCATCATTGTACGCCTCAATGGACTCGTCGTCTTCCCAATCAACATCGGGCAAGTTCATTTCCTCGTACTCTACAGCGCAATCATAAACCATTTCACCATCATGGAATACTTCGCACCCAATGAACGCCAAGCCCTCCTCCTCAAGCCAAGTGGCGAACGCAAGTTCGGGAAACTTCCCCGAAATGTTTGCCAACAACCCCGTCGCAGGACCCCACGCAGACTCGAACCGCAAATGAATCGAATCAGTACCCTCAGGGAAATCGTCGCAATCAAACTCCACATTACACGCACCCCACTTCGTACTCCAATTCGCATTAGCCCAATCGTACCAATCCGAGAAACCATACTTCTCACGATTAGTCGCATACTGAGCCTCGCGTTTCGCCTGCTCGGCTTCATCGCTAGTCCAACCGCTAACGGTCTGCTCCAACTCCTCAGGAATCGGGAACAACTGATTCAGCGACCATTCCACACGCGACTCGTCCCTGTGACGGACACGAATCGCCTCACGGAACCGCACCAAATCCTCGTACTTGCCTCTTACTTCCATGTTCGTATAGCACCAATTCGGCATGATTATTCTCCTTTGTTTGTCCTTGCCGACCTATCTATGACGCACGCCACCGCCCAGGTGGCGGGCAACTCAACTAACAACAGCCCAAATAATTGTTATAGCAATCATCCAAGCCATCAAGCCCATCCAAGCAACCAACAACACGCCAACCACCTTATCGGCGCGGCCATCTGTTAGCCAATCATGAACCCAATCCAGAAAACGGTACATCATTCACCTCCTCCCAATCAGTCAAATCTTCGTTCGGGGACAACAATTTACCATCACGATGAGACCAAGCCCAACGACAGCAAGGGGAATCCGTTACAGACGGATGACCACCAACCCTCAACTTGCCTCCCAATCGAGGCAACGCTTTCATCAGCGCAACCACACAATTATGGCAAACCTGCCACACATCTTGAGGGTCATCGCCCGTAACATCGGTGAACCCACCATAGAACCCGAAACGATAAGCCTCAAGTTCCCAACCATAGTCGATTCTGCCCTTGTCTGCTGCTTCCTCGCACAATTTGCCACAACCGTCACACTCAACCATTGCCCACCTCCAAATCGGCACAAGCACCATAAAACCTAGTCGCATCAAATCGCGGATTATCCGTAAGGAAATAATCCGCCAAACGCTCCTCAAGTTCCTCCAACGCGCCCTCAACAGCCTCATAAAAGAACTCATCAAGCCCACGATGAGACTGTTTCGTATCCGTAATCGCCTTAGCGATTGCCTCATAATCCTTGCGTGACAAACTCATTTCTGCTCCTCCCAATCAAAATCCATCCATTCCACCAAAATAGCATCGACATTACCCGCATAACGAATCTCGCCCAATGCCAGAACGGCACTCCATTGACTATCATAACCATCCGCGATGATTTTCCCATCGCCCATCATAATACCCCACCTAGACACTACTTGTCCTCCTTGTCCATAATGAAACACTTGCCTCGCAACGCCCAGAACAATGCCTCGAAAACATTATCCCCGAACATTCTATTCACCGAATAACGGCGACGAAAACCCATCAGCCCTCTTCACGCTCAAGGATTTCCGCCTCGCGGTCATCCAACCTATCCAACACCTCATTATGCCAACCCATAATCGCTCCTATTGTAGCCATGGTTCCGCACCATGGAGTCAGACGCACAAGGCAGGGGATTACCCTGTGCGCCCTCACCGCATTGCGAACTATTTTGACCGAACCATCGCCACCACGCCCTGCGTGTGGCGACCACAAACCACCTCGGACACCCGAACAAACAGGGTAACCCTATTCTCGCACTTCGGGCAACAATAATCGCCCTTCGGCATAACCTTACTGTCCTCGCTACGCATAACTCGCCTCCTATGTTGTTGGACTCATCAGCACGGACAAAATCCGTGGACACGGGGGCGAACCCCCGTGTTTCGTCCTACTTCTTCGCAATCTTCGCGTAAGTGAAGAACACCGTCGGAATCGCATTGTCATTCGCAGGAATCGTGACCGCAACAGCCCGCTTCACGCGAACCTCGTTCACCTCACCATCCACCTTGCGAACCTGCACGGTCGCACCCTCGTTGGGAGCCTTGTCGGCAGGGAATCCCACCGTCCAATCAGCCCCGACTCGGGCGTAACCGCCCATAACCTGTGTTGCTTTGCGTGCCATGTTGGCTCCTTTGTTATTGTTGCCGTCACTCTATGACGCACACCCCCACCAGCAAGCGTGTGTGTGCTACCGTTACAGCGTGGACAGCATGACCACCGTAACAGCACCCTCCGTCTATGACGCATCCCCCCACCCGCTCGCCGCGTTGCGACGCTCGGTGGACATGGCGTGTGCCATCGACTGAATTGCCCCCCTTCTATGACGCACACCCCCGCCCGCGTATATGTGCCGATTCGCAACAGGGTCGTTCCGTACTCGCCCGCCCGCCTGCTCGTGAGGCTCGGCATTTTTTTGGGGGGCTTTGCGGATGGGCGGGTGCGTGCGCAAATGCGCGGTCGGACGGGTGCGCGCGTGACCGACGGGGGGCATGGGGGGGCTACGCCCCCTTTGTCGGTAGTACTATAACAACGCATAGCCAATTTGTTAAAATTAAAAACGGGCCATACAAGGCATCTGGCTTGTCCATGCTGCCAGTTGTGTCGGTTTTGGTTGGCTGTTTGGGCCTTATTTTGTATGGGTTTGGATACAGAAAAACCACCCCGCTAGGGGTGGTTTTGTTTCTGTTGTGTTACAGTATTGTTACAATTGTGTCACAAAACCTAAGAGCCTTTAACCCATTTCTTGTTGCGTGGCTGCGCTGTCTTGGATGGTGACCATTTCACTTTGTCGGCCCAGTAGGCGGCGGACAATGGTCCGCGCGCAATGTTCTTTGAGTGGCGGGACTTGAACGCTTCGCGTTGTCCAGCGGTCTGGTTGGTTCGCACGCCTTGTTGTCCAAAGCGGATGGTTTTAACTTGACCACCAGATTTGGCTACTACGATGTGTGATTTGGTTGGGTGGCCTGGGGTTCGCTTTGGCTTGTTGTAGCCTGCGACTCCTGCTCTGGCGAGCCGTGGGTCGCGTTTTGCTGTTGCCATTATTTTGCCTTTCTGGCTGCACGACCAGCGCGCTTCGCTGCTGGCGTATTAGGTACGAACTGTTGTCCACGCTGGGTGCCTTTACGCTTAGCGCGGGTAGTGGCAGCATACTCGGCTGCTGTCAAACTATTAATGGCTTTCTTGGGTAGATACCTTTCACCAGTAGCCTTAGGGCCTTGGGTGGACGGTTTACCAGACTTGGTGCGCCACTCCTCTTTCGTCCACTTACTCAGGTTGGATTGGGCTTTGGTTTTCGGACCCGTGTAACCACCCCCAGCCTTCTCGTAACGCTGGGCCAGCAACTGTGCTTTACGGGCAGACCATTGACCAGCCTTACCGCCCTGGGTACCAGCCATAATTTGGTTCTTTAGACGGTTACGCAACTCTGGCTTGCTATAGGCCACTACTTACGCTTTTTCTTGGTTTTCGCGTACACCTGAGCCAACAGGCGGTCCGACTCGCTAAGCGCCTGCGGCGCGGGCTTATTTTCACTTGTCATCAATCCACTCCGAAAGTATCAACCTGAGAGCAACAGCGATACCCACCAAAGTAGAAATCGCAGTCCCTACTATAATCAGGAATGTTCCCACTACCCCTCGTTTCTGTCCATGCTGTACGGGACTAGAATAAAATATATTTCTCAGTTACGAACACGCTCACTGGGTTCGCGTGTCGGACCGTGCCAACGGTCCCCCTCCGTGTGGTTCCCCCATATCAAAAACAGCCCGTTCCCTAGACAAGTTGCATACAAGTTAACACAACATCCAGTAACGGCGCGGACAGACGCTCAACTTGTAACATTTGGGGTCTAAAATTTAATCAAACTGTAACACTAGGGAACAGGGTGGCTATGTTGAATGTCTGATTTCTTGGATGAACGCCAGGAGAAGTTTCTCAATTGGTTGGTCACCCCGCCTAACGGCAGGGTGCCTTCCTCTCAGGCTGCTTATGCGCTAGAGAATAGTATTGACGAGACTACTCTAAGAAGGTGGAAGAAGAAGCCAGCGTTTAAGTCGGAGTGGGAAAAGCGTGTAAGTGACCTTCAAGGTTCGCCTGAGCGAACCCAAGCGTTGCTTGACAATTTGTTTCAGCGTGCTTTGGAGGGGGATAATAATTCGGCTAAGTTGTATCTCCAGGCTACGGGCCGTTTGGCTCCTGTGCAGGTTAATGTGGAGCATACCTCTAAGGCGAGTGAGTTGTCGGATGCGGAGTTGGCTGAGTTGATTTCTTTGCACGCTAGCAACGAACAGCGTTTCCGTTTGGAAACCAAGGCAACCAAGGTGGATAATGGCGACAACTAACGACGCGATGTATGTGGCGCTCAAGGCGTTGTACCCAACGGTTGGAGACACTTTGGGCGATTTGCTATATGCCCATTGGTCTAGTGTTGGTTTGGACAAGCGTGGCACTTTGCAGTACGACTTTTATGTTACCGCTGGTGCCGTCGGTACCACGCTGGGTGATTTGGCAAACTCGTATTGGAATGACCCTGATTACACGGCGAGTAACCTTGAGGATGAACTAGGGAACGATTTGCTATTGGAAGACGGGTCGTTTATTTTGTTGGAAGCAGGTAATCTGTAGTGGCTGACCTTAAAATTTCTCAGTTAACCGCATTAACGGCTATTGATGCTGTCGCGGCTGATGTTTTGCCAGTTGTTGATACTAGCACGACTACGACCAAGAAAATTGGTCTTGGAGATATTGCCGAGTATATTTCGGCATCTAGCGCGATTACGACGCTGCTAGACGGCAAGGTTGCTCTTAGCACGGTTGACGCTAAGGGTGATTTGCTTGTTGGTAGCGCGGACAACACGGTCGCTCGATTGGGAGTTGGTAGTAATGACCAGATTCTGGTAGCAGATTCTTCCACGGGAACTGGACTGAAATGGGCCACTCCCGCTTCCACTACGCCAGTATGGGAAGACGACCAAAACATTTTGGCTAATATTATTTTTGGATAACTAGGGAACAGGATAACATAGTATATGGCAACTTTTGCAAAGCAAACGCTTAGCGGTTCAACGGATGGTCGCCCAGTTCTTGTTGCGGCAACTTCGATTGCTGCTGGAACCACGATTCATACTGGCTCTAGCACCGCTACGACTTTTGACGAAATTTGGCTTTATGCAGCCAACTCCTCGACCAGCGCCGTTAAGTTGACGGTTGGTTGGGGCGGAACAACCGACCCGAACGATTTGATTGAGATTACTCTTACTGGTGAATCTGGTTTGGTTCTTATTGCCCCTGGGCTTGTGTTGAAGGGAAATGCTACGCCGTTGGTTGTTCGCGCGTCCGCTGGTACGGCCAGCGTGATTACGCTGCACGGCTATGTCAACAGAATTGCGGTTTAATTATGTCTCGTGGTAATAGAGGAGATGTAAGCCAGCCAATTGCTAAAAAGGTTAATGCTGGACGTGGTTTTTGGCAGGGCATAGTTGCATCTGGTGGTGCGGTTGATTCGTCAACTTACGCCCAGGATGGCAATACTTACGCATACCATCAGTTTAACGCTACTGGAACCTTTACGGTTAACGCCGCTTCCAGCGCGTTTGGTTCTACTGTCGATGTGATGATTGTTGCTGGTGGTGGCACTGGTGTTAACGGTGGTGGCGGCGGCGCTGGTGGATACCGAGTATTTACTGGTGTTGCTGTTACCGCGCAAGCATATACAATTACTGTTGGTGGTGCGGGTGGTACTTCCAGCGCGCTTGGTTATTCTTCTTCCGCTGGTGGCGCTGGCGGTGGTGGTTATGGTAACGGTGCTGCTGGTGGTTCAGGCGGTGGTGGCGGTGGCACCAACGGCTGTCAAGGTGGCGGTGTCGGTGGTGCAGGAAACTCAGGTGGATACAATCCGCCAGAAGGAACCGCTGGTGGTACTAACACTTGTGGTTCTGGAATGGGTGGTGGTGGTTCTTCCGCTGCTGGTACGACGACTGGTGGTGCGGGAACTGCAAACTCTTTTACTGGAACATCTGTCACCTATGCCCGCGGTGGTTATGGTGCATCCACAACCGCGAACACTGGAAACGGTGGAAACAGTGGTGCTGCTGGACAGTCGGGTGTTGTTGTGATTCGTTACAGGATTGGGTGATTATGGCTCATTTTGCCAAAATTAATGAAGACGGCGTTGTCCAAGATGTAATCGTCATTTCTAATGACGATTGTGCTGGTGGGAATTACCCAGAGTCAGAGCAACCAGGACAGGATTACATTGCTTCGCTTGGTATTCCTGGAACATGGAAGCAAACATCTTACAGCAAGTCTTTTCGCAAAGATTTTGCACAGCAAGGATTTTTGTTTCTTGCTGAACCAGATGTTTTCGTTGAACCCCGCCCCCATGCAAGTTGGTCGTTGAATTCTTCTTACGATTGGGTTGCCCCAGTCGCAAAGCCAGAAGATGGCCAACATTATCTTTGGAATGAAGATAAGCAGCAGTGGGACCTAGATGCGTCTTACCATTTCGACAATGAGTTCCTTGACTGAAAAAAATCTTTCTCCCAAGGAAAGACTAGATATTTGTTTGGATTGCGATAAACTCATTGAAATCCTACCTGGCGCACCGCAATGTGGCGAATGTTTTTGCTTCATGAAGGTTAAAACACGATTCAAGGTTTTTCATTGTCCGTTGGGAAAGTGGTGATTATGTCAAAAGAGCATTTGGAGATGTTAAAGTCGTGGGCCAAGGTTTTTGGTTCTGGTGTTGTTGCTTTGGCGATTGCTGGCGAGCGTGACCCCAAGGCTCTGCTGGCTGCTGGCGCAGCCGCAGTTTTGCCTGTGGTCTATAACTATTTGGACCCGAAGGATTCGCGCTACGGACGCGTAATCAAGGTTCGCAAGAAGAAGGCCGTCAAGAAAGCCGCTAAGTGAAGCGTCGCCCCTATACGGGATTTGATGGCGTTGCCAAAGGCAAACGCAAAGGCACAGAAGCGTTCGTCAAACATCTGGTACTGCTAAGCAAAAAGAATCTTTGGAATAACGGAACTTGGGGTGTTCGCCCTATTCGCGGTTCCGATAAGATGTCGGTTCATTCTACTGGTCGTGCAATGGATTTGTCTTGGCGCGGCAAGGACAGAAAGATTGCCAACGAAGTAATCGAAATGGTTGTTGCTAACGCCGATAAACTTGGTGTTGAATTGGTAATCGACTATTTTCCCAAGCCGCATGGCAGGGCCTACAAGTGTACGCGACCTGGTTGGGTTCGCTACACAAAGAAAACGGTGTCAGGCGCACCCCAGGGAGACTGGTACCATATTGAGTTGTCTCCCGAGTTTGCTGATGACCCAAAAAAAGTTCACGAGGCTTTTAAGTCACTTTTTGCGTGACACCACCCAACTAGGGTTTAATTTATGATAAAACTGGTATTTGCCGTATCCGTATTTATCGCAGGGATTTGTGGTTTTGTCCCTGCCGCACAGGCGACCTCAAATCATTTGCGTTGCGATGACCGTTTCGAGATTACTGCGCTGGCGGCCTCGGGCCGCAAGGCGCATATTCGACAGGTTGATTATGTAATGTGGCGCGAATCTCGCTGCCGACAAGTAGCATTTAACCCCTACGACCCAATGGGAGGTTCTTATGGGTTGTTTCAGATTAATGCTTTTTGGTGCAAGCCCAATCGTTACAGCAAACGGGGTTGGCTCCAGGAACAGGGCATCTTGAAGACCTGTGAGGAACTGTTTAACCCTATTGTAAACGCTAATGCGTTTATGGCTATTTTTGATTATTCTCACGACAGGAACGGGAACGGCTGGATTCCGTGGGGTGGTAAACCAAGATGGAACTCAGAGAATTAGTAAACGAGGCAGAATTCAGAAAGTGTCGCGGACCCAAGGATGGGTCCGTCGAAGACCAACTGGAAGCCTTCAAGTATTTTTGTGCGAACTACTGGTATATTAAACATCCAGAGCATGGACGAATCAGGTTTGAGTTGCGCCAAGCGCAAATTGACACCGTGCAAACATGGATGTCTGAACGCTATACTATTGTTCTTAAGGCCCGCCAGATTGGGTTCAGTACGCTGGCTGCGGCGTACGCTTTTTGGTTAACCTTTTTTGCCCCTGACCGTTTTGTGGTTATGTTGTCTCGTACGGAACGCGAGTCTGTTAAGTTGTTGGCAAAAGCCAAGTACGGCTATAGGTTTTTGCCGCAGTGGTTAAAGGAAAGAGGTCCGCAGCAAACCACGGACCACCAGTTGAAGATGGTGTTTGATAATGAATCTGCTATTGAATCTTTGCCTAGTAGTAATGACCCTGCTCGTGGTGAGTCAGTCTATTTGGTTATCGTTGACGAATGGGCGTTCCTCCCCAACGCTGAGGAGGCTTGGGCTTCTATTGAGCCTGTCGCTGATGTTGGTGGTCGCGTTATTGGTTTGAGTACGGCCAATGGTTCTGGTAACTTTTATCACGAACTGTGGGTTGGTTCTCAAGCGGGGACAAACCGTTTTAAGGGCATTTTCTTCCCCTGGAGCGCGGACGGTGAACGCGACCAAGAGTGGTACGACATGAAGGCGGCGAATATGTCTTCGTGGCAGTTGCACCAGGAGTATCCATCATTTCCAGAAGAAGCGTTCATCAAGTCAGGTAACCCAGTTTTTGATATTTCTTTGCTTGACGAAATTCAGGCAATGGACCCAATGCGTGGATACTTCCATTTGTTTTCTACTGGCAATGGTGAGTTCCATGAAACAGAAAATGGCGAGTTCGCGGTTTGGGATTTTCCTCGTAGTGATAGTTTGTATGTGATTGGGGCCGATGTGGCCGAAGGACTCAGTTACGGTGACTTTAGTTCCGCCCACATTATTGATGCTACTACTGGCATTGTTGTCGCCCATTGGCATGGGCGGATTGAGCCAGACCTGTTTGGTGAACTGTTGTCCGAGTTGGGCTGGTGGTATAATACGGCGCTGCTAGGCATTGAAAGTAATAACCACGGTCTAACAACGCTTAAGGCTGCCCAAAAGTATGGGTACAAGAATCTGTATCGTCAACGCAAATTGGCTATGCGTCGCCCAGAGGCGACGGAAGTTCTCGGTTGGCGTACTACGGCGACGACAAAGCCTCTGGCTATTGACGAATTAAACGCAGCCCTCAGGGATGGTGGTATTGATTTGGTGGACTCTAGGACTATTGCCGAGTTGCGCACTTTTGTGCGCAAGGAAAATGGCAAAATGCAGGGCAGTCCACATGACGACAGGGTTATTTCTTTGGCTATTGCCGTTCAGATGCTTAAATATGTCTGGTTGCCAGAGTATCGTCAGGACCTGAAGCCGCCAGCGAACAGCCTGTTGTGGTGGGAGAGCCATATTTTTGGGGGCCAACAGCACGGTAAAACCTTTTTGGGGTCACATAATGTGCGTGAACGCACGCCTTTTGGCCAATCTTAGGGAACAAACTGGAGTTTATGATGCTAAGTTTTATTTGCGAGGAGTGTGGCAAGCAGTTTTCTGCCGAGCAGAAGCCCCATAGGGGCGAAATTTGCTTTAAGTGCCATATTAAGGGTGTCCGACTTGGCTTTACTTATGGCCAAGAGGACTTTCATGGCCCTACTATTCGCGAGCGTCAGCGTCAGACCGTGGAGCAGGCTAAGATTAATGGCTATAATGCCGAACCTGTAACTAATTGGATGTGATGAGGTGGTCGAGTGGATTGTTCCTGTAGTGGTTGCGGTTATTTCGGGTCCGATTGTTGTTGTGCTACAGCGCCTTCGGAAAGAGAATACGGAGCAGCACGCAGAGAATGGTCTATTGTTACGCAGTATTGGTCGCCGTGTTGATAAAATTGGCGAAAAAGTTGACGAAATCAATGAAGAATTACACCAACACCTGGGATGGCATAAGGGCCAGAAGGATGCTGAATAATGGCTAAGAAATCTGCTGCCGACTACCTGAAGCACTATAAGCAGCGCCTTGAAGCATCTAAGCGTTGGCGCAAGAACGACGGTTATGACGCTTTGTGGAAGCGGATGAATGACCTGTATCGCGGCAAGCATTTTGATGACTACAAGAATGAAGACCAGATGCTGGTCAATATTTCTTTTTCTACAATTAATGTTATTTCACCTAATATTTCGGTAAACTATCCCAAGATTACGGTTAATGCTGTTAAGCCAGAAAACGCCGCTAATGCTGTCATTGCTGAAGCGGTAGTCAATTACTGGTGGAAGCACCGTGACATCCGCACGGAGTTCCGCCGTGCGGTAAAAGACGCACTCGTGTTTGGTCATGGGTGGATTAAGGTTGCCTACAGGTTCGTTGAGGAAGAAGTTGTTGCCGAAGGGGATACCGAGTTTTCTGACCCGAACGCCGAGGGTGGGGAAATTACTCCAGTAACAGTTATTCGCGAGGACAGCCCGTTTGCTGAGCGTGTTTCGGTCAATGATGTGTTTGTTGACCCAGATGCCACCAGCATGAAGGACATTAAGTGGATTGCGCAGCGTATCCGCCGCCCAATCGCTGAAGTAAAGGCAGATAAGCGTTACTCTAAGGCTGCCCGCGAAAAAGTGCAGCCGATGGCTGTTAGCCGTTATGCCGATGACCCTTCACGCAAAAAGATTTACGATAAGAACGAGGGTTACGCGGAAATTTGGGAGTTTTACGACATTCTTGCTGGAACAATGTCGGTATTCTGCGAAGGTTCTGACCAGTTCTTGGTTAAGCCGATGCGTATGCCGTACTCGTTTGGTCAGCCGTTTGTGATGATTCGCAACTACGATGTGCCAGACCAGTTTTACCCTGTTGGCGACCTAGAGGCTATTGAGCCGCTGCAACTTGAGTTGAACGAAACTCGTTCGCAGATGATGAATCATCGCAAGAAGTTTTCCCGCAAGTATCTATATAAGGAAAACGCTTTTGATAATTTGGGTCGTTCGGCGCTGGAATCCGACGATGACAATGTTATGGTTCCCGTTATCAGCGACGAGCCGTTGGGCGCTGTCGTTACGGCTTTCCCAGCGGTAATTAACCCACCCGAATTCTATAATCAGACGGAAATCATCCTTCAGGACATTGACCGTGTTTCTGGTGTTTCCGAGATTCAGCGTGGTGGCTTGCCAGAAATCCGCCGCACGGCGACAGAAGCATCTTTTGTGCAGGATGCTATTAATGCCCGCACCGCAGACAAGTTGGCGATTGTCGAGCAGTCTATCGCGGAAGTTGGCCGCCGCATGTTGGCGCTTGCCCAGCAGTTTATGATTGGCGAACAGGTAGCCAGAGTTGCTGGACGAGATGGCGAACCAATGTGGATTAACTTTGACCGCGATTACCTTGCTGGTGATTTCGACTTCGAGGTTGCTGCTGGTTCAACCCAGCCACAGAACGAGTCGTTTAAGCGTCAGATGGCACTCCAGATGGTTGACGCTATGGCACCGTTTGCTCCGCTTGGTATTGTTGATATGCAGAAGTTGGCGGCTCATGTTCTGCAATTTGGTTTCGGTGTTAAGAACCCAGACGAATTTATGGCTCAGCCTCAGACCCAAATGGGCGGCACCCCTCCTGTCCCCGCTGCTGGTGCTGGGGCTGAGCCTACTGCTCAGCCTGGAATGGAAGCCGCTGGTCTTCCACCAGAAATTATGGCCATGATGGCCCAACAGCAGGGACAGCCTCCAGAACTTCCCGCCTAGGGAACGCCCAGTTATCATTAGAGCAACCATTTTAGGACTCTAGGAGATAAATATAAATGAGCGATGAAATCGCAACGCCCGAGGTGGAACCTGTAGTTGATGGGTCAACCGTAGCCCCGAGTGAAATATCAGAAGCACCCGATACACCCGTTCTTTCGGTTGACGAATATTCTAATTATAGAGTTCCGATTAAGATTGATGGTGAGGAACTGCAAGTTCCGTTGAGTGAAGCACTCGCTGGGTACCAGCGTCAAGCGGATTATACCCGTAAGACTCAGGAACTTTCCCAGCAGCGTGACCAGTTGCAGTTTGCGTCAGCGCTTCAGTCGGCTTTGGAGACAGACCCCCAAACCACTATTGACCTGTTGATGGACCATTATGGTATCAGCCGTAAGGCTGCCACCGAGATGGCCAACGCAGCAAGTGAAATGGATTATCTGTCCGATGACCCGATTGAGCGTCGTTACCGTGAACTTGACCAGCGTATTGCCTCGTTTGAGGACTACCAGAGTCAGCAGCAGGTTGAGCGTGAAATTCAAGGTTTGCAGTCCAAGTATTCTGATTTTGATGTTAAAGAGGTTGTTTCTACCGCTTTGCGGATGGGAACGAATGACCTCGAAGGTGTTTACAAGCAACTTGCTTTTGACCGCATGGTACAGCAGGCACAGTTGGCCAAAGCAGCACAGGAGCGTCAGCAGCAGGCTGACGCACAGGTGTTGGAGGCCAAGCGTGCAGCGTCTGTTGTGTCTGGTGGGGCCTCGGCTACAGCCAGCACAACGAATGAAACTTTTGTGCCTATTAGTTCGGTAGCGGATGCTTGGGAAGCAGCGAAGCGTCAAATGGGTGCATCCTAATCCGTTTATTAATTTTCTAGGAGTATAGAAATGTCTAACCCGAATTTCGATGCGTTGCTTTCAACAACGCTCGCCAACTACCGCGACCAGTTGACCGACAACGTGTTTTCTGCTCGCCCCCTGACCTACTTCCTCATGGATAAGGGTCGCATCCGTATGCTTAACGGTGGCACCAAGATTGTGGAGCCACTCATCTACGGTCAGAACAGCACGGTGGCTTCGTACAGTGGCTACGACACCATTTCGCTGACGGCCCAGAGCGGCATCACGGCAGCCGAGTACGACTGGAAGCAGTACGCTGCATCCATCGCCATCTCGGGTATCGAAGAAGCCAAGAACAACGGTGAGCAAGAAATCATCAACCTTCTCGAAGCCAAGATTATGCAGGCCGAGGAGTCGATGCGTGAAGGCTTCAACCAGATGTTCTTCGCTGATGGTACGGGCAACAGCGGCAAGGACTGGAACGGCCTCGGCAACATCGTCGAAGCCTCTGGAACTGTCGGTGGAATCAACCGTGCAACTGCTGGTAACGAATACTGGCGTTCATACGAGGAGAACACCGCTGGTGCTTTGACTCTCGCCCAGTTGTCCACGGCGTACAACAGCGTGTCGGTTGGTAATGACCACCCAGACATGGTGCTGACGACCCAGACCCTGTTCGAGAAGTACGAGGCACTGTTGCAGCCGCAACTCCGTTACACGGACACCAAGACGGCAGATGCTGGTTTCCAGAACCTGTTGTTCAAGGCTGCTCCCGTGGTTTACGATGAGCATTGCACCGCTGGTGTGGTTTACTTCCTCAACAGCAAGTACCTGACCCTAGTTGGTCACACGGGCAAGTGGTTCGCGCAGACGGAATTCGTCCGTCCAGAGAACCTCGATGCGCGCTACGCGCTCATCATGTGCTACGGTAACCTGACCTGCCGCAACGCTGCGAAGCAGGGCAAGT